CTCGTGCATAAATAAAAATCCCCGATGAGATTCGTATAGGCGATATGCCAACAAAGACCGTTGCTGCAGAAACGATGGAAGTGGGGCGCAAGGGCGGAGGAAAACATTGGACATCCTCTGAGGTGGAATCGCGCCAGGAGGCTGCGGACAAACTGAAGCGGAAAAATAAGATCGAGCTGGAGCCGCCGTCCTGGTTGGGCAAAGAGGCGAAGAAAATATGGCAGGCGAAGATCGCGCAGGTAAAGGGATTGAACGCCGCCAATGAATTGCTCGATGTCCTGGACACAGAACTGCTGGCTGTGTATTGCGATGCGACGGTGCGATATCAGGACTGCGCGCAGATCTCAAAAAAATCAACCGATGACATCAAGGAGTTGCAGGCGTGGAGTCGCATCCTGAAGGAGTACGCGGAGAAACTTGGATTCACTCCCAGCGCGCGGGCACGGCTGGTGAAGAAGATCGCCGATAAGGGAAAAGACAACTTCGGGAGAAAGTTTGATTGATGACTGACCATCACTTTACGATACAGTACGCAATCGAATGCGTTGAAAAGAAGCGCACCGTCGGGCGGATGGAGATGCTCGCTTGTCTCCGCCATCTGCGGGACCTGGCGAGGGCTGGTCAGTTACCCCCGGCGATCGCAAAGCGGATCGAGAAAGCCGGATACGATGTCCCGAAGAAAGAGGCTGGGTTCGAGTGGCGGTTTGACGAAGCGCAGGCGGACTTTGTCGCGGTCGAATGGTTTGCCAGCCTGGTTCACGTCGAGGGGCGACCCAGCATCGTGGGAAAGCCGATCCGACTGGTGGATTCGCACCGCTGGGAAATCTCGATGATCTTTGGGTGGACATCGAAAACAGAGAAGATACGCCGCACCAACGGCAGGCTGGTCGGTACGCGGCGCTTCAAAAAAGCATTTGTTACCGAAGCACGAAAGAATTCAAAGACGACACGGGGAGCGGGGATCGGTTTGTATATCATGACCGGGGATATGGAGGCATCGCCGGAGGTGTATTGCACCGCGGTGGACCGCATGCAGGCGCGCAAGCTCTACACGGCATCCAAGGATATGGCGAAAGCCAGCCGGGATGTTTCGTCGCGATTGAAGATCGGTAAGTTCGAGATCAATCACAAGTCGCGCGGCGGGATCATGTGCGCGTTCTCGGGCGAGATCAAGAACAAGGATTCGTTCAATCCCGCCTGTGCATTTGTGGATGAGTACCATGCCCACCCAACCAGTGAAATGTATAACGTGCTCGAAAGCGCACAGGGACAACGCGCCCAGCCGCTGATGTATATCATCACCACGGCGGGCAAGGACACGGAGTCGCCCTGCTACAAGGAATATGAATACTGCAAGTTGATCCTGGACGGGCAGGCGCGGAACGACCGCTACTTCGTGATGATCCGCGAATTGGACGAGAAGGACGACGAGCACGACCCAAAGAACTGGATCAAATCGAACCCGCTGATCATGTCGGACCCGGTCACGGCAAAGGAGTTTCACCAGGCGCACGATGCCGCGTTCGACAGCCGGGACCCGGCGAAGGTGCGGGAATTCCGCGTAAAGAAACTCAATAAATGGGTGGAGGGCAACGAGCACAGCTATATGGGCGATTATCTTGTGCCATTGCCGGGCGAAACGGTTTCCCGCTGGGACGATTGCGCGGTCTCGCGTGATGAGTTCTTCGAGTTGACGCGCGGCAAGTTGTGCCTGCACGGGCTGGACCTTTCGAAGAAGATCGACCTGACCGCCTGCGGTTCGGTCTTTTGGCTGGGCGATGACAGGGTCGCCGTCTCTGCGATAGGTTTCATCCCTGAAACGGCGGTGAAGAACCACGAGAAGACAGACAAGATCCCTTACACGGAATGGATCCGCGCCGGGTGGGTGACACAGACCGAAGGCGACATCACAGACTACAGGCGCATCCTCGAATATATCCAGACGTGCGAGAAGGAAAGGGAGTGGCATGTGCATGAGGTCCCGTTCGACCCGTACAACGCCACTCATTTCAGCATCGAACTGAGTGAGATCGGTTATATCTGCGTCGAAGTGGCGCAATGGATGAAGATCCTGAGCGAACCGACCAAGATGTTCCGCGAGCTGGTCGTGGGGCGCAAACTGGTGCATGACGGTTCGCCCTTGCTGCGCTGGGCGGTTGCCAATGCGCAGGAGATCGTGGACACGAAGGAGAACATTATGATCTCGAAAAAGAACGCCAGCAGTACGCGAAGAGTCGACCCGTTGACATCCATCCTGACCGCGATGACCCGCCTCCAGTCGCTGAAGGAGGGACACGTAAACCTGGACGATATCCTCAGCGACGATTGGGGGATGTGATGGCGAAGTTGAAATTAAGGGCGGCGGAGCGGCGCGCGATGTTCAAGAGCATCGGGAACGATATCGAAAGCCTGCGCGCCGACCAGGCGCGGCGGTTCCGCAATGCCTTGCTGGCCATCGTCCTATGCGACCCGCGCTGGATGATGTGGATCGAAAGGGACCTGCCGCCCCGCATGGATGAGATATGGCAGGACATGGATATCTGGCTGGCGCTGGTCGAGGCTGCCGCCAGGTGGAAGGTTCTGGCGCAATACTGCTTTTTCTACCGCCGTTTCGTCGCTTCGCTGGTCTTTCGCACGGACCAGCCGTTTACCGACCGCGGCGCGCTCTCACCGGGATAAAAGCCTATGCCTGTCGGAAATTTTTGGACGGAACAACAAACGGAACAACTGATTGAGCTATGGCGCAATCGCCGGGCGGACATTACTGCTTATGAATTCGCCCGCGACAACGAGGAGGTTTTCAAAAGGTCGCGCAATGCGATCTTTCAAAAACTAAAAACGATGCCGGAGTATAAGATACCGGCTTCGAATCGCACACCGTGGGACAACCCGCCAAAAGTGGATGGTGATGCGTTCATCCTGGGTGATACGCAGATCCCATTTCATCATGCCGAATTCATCAACAAGTGCCTTGAGTTGTGCCGCCGTTGGGGCATCCGTCAGATGATCCTGGGCGGCGATGCACTGGATGTGGAATCGCTCAACAGCTTCAGCCCGGACTTCGAGAACGACAAGCGGCGCGTCATTGACAGCAGGTCTGCCGAGGCGCTTGTAAAGTTTGCAGACGAGTTGCCATCCAAAAAGCGCGAAAAACTGCTGGACATTATCGGCGATAGTGAACGTGAGAACGGTCTTGGCGGTGAGATCAAGGAGAGCCGGGCGATTTTGAAAGCCTTTGAAGGCGATTTTGACAGCATCGTATGGATCATGGGAAACCATGAAAAGCGCGTCCTGAAGACCCTCGAAAAAATTCTCCCCGTGGATACCCTCGCCACACTGTTCGGTGCGGACAATCCCAAATGGCTGGTATCGCCCTATTATTGGTGCGTTTTAACGAGTGGTGGAAAGGAATGGCAGATCGAACACCCTATGAATACCGGGAAGGGCAGCAGTAAAAAGCTGGCGCCCAAGTTCGGCAGGAATATCGTCATGTTCCATAACCATCAATTCTCAATCACCTCCGACCCAAGCGGCGAATTCTACGCCATCGAGCCAGGCATGGGCATGGATGAGCGACGTATGGCATACGTCATGCAACGTCATAATGCCGCCGATACCCACATGGTGGGCGCGTTGATCGTGCGTGACGGGAAACCGACACCCCTGAACAAATTTACAGATTGGGAGATGCTCAAATGATCTGCGGAGTCATGCAGGGATTGCTGATCAAGAAAGCCAGGGCGCGTGGATCGAAAGCCCAGGCAGAGGCGCGGCGCAGACTGCGCGAGCATGTGGAAAAATGCGAATACTGCCAGAAAGCCTATGCCAGGATTAACCGAAAAAAGAAAAAAGTCTTTTTGTGGTAGAATGATGTTGTGGTTGTGCAGGGTGCCCCCCTCACCCTGCCGCCACAATTTGAAACCAAATATCCAGGCAGTTCCCGGCTGGTCTGGGAACACCCACCTTCAGAAGTGATGCCGCTCTGAGAATCTCGCAAGAGGTTTTCAGAGCGGTTTTTTTGTTCCTTATGCAAAGCACTGCACCATCCTCTACATTCGTTCGCCGGATTGTTTCAGCGGAAACAGCCGGGGTATTTCCATCTCCCCAAGGAGGGACATGAACATGGAAGGCACGAATATCGAAACCTATCTCGGTTTATTGATCCAGGTGCCATTGGTCGGTATGTTCATCTGGTTCACGCTCCGGCAAAACAAGGATTTTTTGACGGCGATGGAAAAGCGCGACGAGCAATGGCGCGAATTCCTGCGCGATCATACCGATTCAACCAACGCCGCCATCGGGCGGATCGCCGAGGAAGTCAAGCTGCTCTCGCGTGAAGTATCCGAAATGCGCGGCAGGAACAATTGATGAAATTATCCGCTCTCCACGACCGACATAAAGGCAGAGCCGCCGCCATCCTGGGCGGAGGTCCCAGCCTGGTCGAGGACCTGAAGCGCGTCCCCCAGGATGCCCTCCTGATCGCGGTCAATTATCACGGGCTGTATCACACGCCCGCCTCGCACGGGCGCGACCCGGATTACATGATCTACAACGATGTGCCCTCCACCAATCCGCTGATGGAGCAGGCCGTCGCGGAGCACCGGGTCACACTGGTCAGCCCCGAGCCGACCAGCGACATCGAGTTCGACGTGCCGGAGGTATGGACGGGATTCTTTTCGAGCAATACCGCAACCTGGTTCGCGTTGTGGATGGGATGCGACCCGGTGATCTTATGCGGCATGGACTGTTATCAAGGGGCGGTCAAGCACTGCCCGCCTTCGACTTACTCCTCGCAGATGTTCGACATGCCCCTTGATTTCTATACCCGCCCGTGGATCGAGGAAGGCTTGAAGCTCCTCCCAAACGTGGAACGGGTCAGAGTCGTGAGCGGTCCGCTGGTGGATGTGTTTGGAGCGTATGCGTGAAGCGTTTCGATTTGACGGATTTCCTGCTCCTGCTCGGCAGCGCCTGCGTCGTGTGGGGCATCGCCCTGATCTACATCCCCGCGGCGTGGATCGCGGCTGGAATTTTCATGATCGTTTTTGCGTTCTTGATCGCCAAGGAAAGAGCGAACAATGCCTCTTCTGAACAGTCTGGTCAGTAACAGCCAGCCCAAGATCGACAACCAGAACAGCCCGCGGGCTGAGTGGGAGTCGTCCTATGGGAAAAAGACACAGTCCGGCGAGACGGTGTCGGTCTTTTCGTCGCAGTGCATCGCCACCGCCTACCGCGCCAAGAACATCATCTCGGACGCGGTCGGGATCATCCCGCTCAAGATGTACCAACGCCAGAGCAAACCGGACGGCTCGATCTCGAACCTGAACGTGGAGCCGGATCACGTCACGCGCAATATGCCCTACCTGATGCAGATCTCGCCGAACCTGTGGGGCTGGACGCCGTTCCTGCTCAAAAAGGCAAGCGTCGAATGGCTTTTGTTTTACGGCAATTCGTATCAGTGGCGCCCGCCGACCTCGCCTTCGCAGGTTTTCATCCTGCCAGCAAACAAGACCCGCCCGGTCTTCGACCTGGATGGGAACCTTTGGTACGAAACAAAATTCTCAAACTCCCCCAAGCCTGCTTATATCCCCGGCGTGGAGATATTGCACCTGCTGATCAACCCCGACGAAACCGGCTGGATGGGGCGCGGAGTCGTGACCTTTGCCCGCGAAACCTTCGGGCGGCGCATGGCGGCGAACAAGACGCAATCGATGCTGTTTTCGCAGGGCTTCATGCCCGCCGCGGTCATGAAAGTGGACGGCGAAGCCAAGAAAGAACACCGCGAGGCGATCCGCAATGCGTATGAAGAAAGCATGAGCGGCTCGGATAACGCCTTCCGGCTTGCGATCCTCGACAAAAAGATTTTGGAATACACGCCGGTCGAGATGCAGATCAAGGATTCAGACTGGCTCGAAAGCATCTCGGCGACCGACGACGATATCGCGCTGTTCTTTGGGATGCCCGGTCACATGCTCAACAAGGGCAAAGAGGCATACAACTCGAACGAGCAAAAATACCAGGAGTTCGTATCGCTGACGCTCGACCCCTTCCTCGTCCCGTGGGAGGAAGCGGCGCGCGTGCGCTGGTTATCGCGCGAAGAGCAGGTTAATACTTATTTCAAGTTCAAACGTGAAGCCTTGCTGCGTATGAACGCGAAGGAACGCACCGATATGAACGCAACCCGCATTCAGAACGGCATGATGACGCCGAACGAGGCGCGCACGCAGGACGAATTGAACCCCTATCCCGAAGGCGATCAGTATTGGATGGCGGGCAACATCGCGCCGATCCGCAAGGCGCTGACCGCACCGGTCGAGGAGTAACCGATGAAGCACTCATACATTTTGCAAGCCTTTACTGAATCTCCCTGGGCGATCCTGCCAGCCAAACTGGCGGCGCTCTCGGATGTGGTCATGCGCCATATCAACGGCGAGAAACTCACGGCGGAGGAGATCGAAGCGCGCATTCACGGCGCAAGCCGACCGCCGAACCGCACCATCGGCGGAGCGGGAACCCCGCAAATGGTGGCGGTCCTGCCGCTCTTTGGATCGATCTTCCCGCGCGCCAACCTGATGACCGAGATGTCCGGCGCCACCAGCGCGGAGAGATTCGGCGCGGAGTTTTCCGCCCTGATGGAGAACCCCGAGATCGGCGCGATCGTGCTGGATGTGAACAGCCCTGGCGGGCAGGTCAATGGGATCGCCGAAGTTGCAAGCCGCATTTATGAGGCGCGCGGCAAAAAGCCCGTGGTGGCGGTCGCCAATCACCTGATGGCATCCGCCGCCTATTGGATCGGCTCGGCTGCCGATGAGATCGTGGTCACGCCCTCGGCGGATGTCGGCTCGATCGG